GGGTATACGGCTGGCGGCAATGCTACTTCTACCACATCGGCAACCCAGACAAGCGGCACGTACAAGCTAGTTCTTGCAAGCCCATCTACTTGGACGGCTACGGGAGCTGGATTTACTTTTCGATACGCGATACTCTGGGACTCTACAACAAGCACCCCGGTAGCGTATTGGGACTACGGTTCAAGTCAGGCTGTAGCTGCTGGCGAAACAGTCACCGTCACCCTCGATGCTACAAATGGTGTGTTCCAAGCTACTTGATAGGATAGACCTATGGCCTTCATCACCGCAGACCGCGTCAAAGACACCTCGGCTACGGTCGGAACTGGCGCTATCATCGTGTCAGGATCAGCTCCTACGGGCTATAGGACTTTGTCTACCGTGTTGAGCAATGGAGACACGTTCTATTATTGCGTTCAAGGCCAGACATCACCGGAATGGGAAGTGGGGACCGGAACATACACCGGTACGAACACGTTTTCCCGCACTACGGTTATTGCATCATCCAATAGCAACACTTTGGTTCCATTTTCTGCGGGGCAAAAAAATGTGTTTTTGACGCTTGCTGCCGCTAAAACCATTCAGTCGGATACGAGCGGCGTTGTTACGCTGGACACTTTGCATCTTACCAATCCGCTTACGGTTCCCTATGGTGGTACGGGCGCGTCTACGCTTACAGGTTATGTAAAAGGTAACGGCACGGGGGCGTTTACCGCGTCTGCTACCATTCCTGGCACTGCCGTAACAGCCGCCGGGTCTAACACGCAGATTCAGTACAATAATGCTGGCGCGTTTGCCGGGTCCGCCAATTTTGTGTTTGATGGCACCAACGTGGGGATTGGGACGGCTTCGCCTAGCGCCGCCGCCAAACTGACGTTGGCTGGAACACCCACAAATTCTGCGCTTCTTGTCTACAATAATACCGCCGCCGCAAACACGGGCTTCTTCGGTTCTGTTGCCGCGATATTGGGGACAGGCACCAGCAATGATCTAGCTATCGGCGCTTTTGGTTCGTCGAATATGACGTTCTATACTAGCGCAAATGAACGTATGCGGATCGACGCCAATGGTAATCTTACCGTTACAAATGTTCCTGCTACTGTCGGCACCAACAACCGTAGCCTTGGTAATCGGTTTGCCGAACTGTTCAACGTTTTTGACTTCTTAACTGCGGCGCAAATCACTTCCATTCAAACTGGTGGTGGCGGCACTGATGCTACCCTACACGCAAACATCAACACCGCGTTGGCAACCGCGCGCGCAAATAACTCTTACGGAGTGTATTTTCCGCCAGGCATCTACAATTTAAGCGGACGGCTTTATTTTGGGGAAGCGGGTTCAATCAGCATGGTTGGTGCTGGTCCTAGACAAACTATTTTGAATTTTACCAACGCTACGGCTGGCGCAGCAGGCATTAATTTGGCGATGCAACAAGGACCTGTTTCGCCACCTTATTCTTACCTTGCAAATGTTAAAGGTTTTACAGTTAGAACCACGCTTAGTGTTTCGCCATATTTAAACGCAAACACCGCGTTGCAAATTACATTTCCAACGCAATCTACGGCTGTAACATCAAACATTACAATTGAAAACGTTGAAATTGATGGTGGAGCTACCGATGCGTGTTGCTGGACGGGCGGAATGTATTTTAATTATGGCTATCAAAGTAGCATTTTAAATTGCAATATCAGAGGAAGAAATGGCGATGTTCCGATAACTGGCGGAGTTATAAGTACCAACAATATGTTGAATGCCATTGAACTCAATGGAAGCGGCGGCGTTCAAGGATCAAATGAAACTACCGTCGAAGCTTGTTCAATCGTATATTGTCAAACAGCAGTTGCTATTGATTCGGATACAGAAGGAACTAAAGTTGACAATTCATCTTTTATTGCCGTTAATAAAGCTATAGTTTGGGTTGGCGGCGGCGCGCACCCCTCTATACGCGCAATTAATTCGCATTTTGCAACCTACCAAACTGGAATTGAACTTGGCGGCGTTTCGCAAATATCTGCGATTGGAAATCTTTTTTACAAAAGAGACGATAGCAATGCGAATTGGACTGGCGTTTATGTTGGAACAGTATCTGCCGTAGGGACATCGTTTAGCGTATTTTCAAACAATATTTTTAATGGACAGAATGGTGTCGCGCCTGGCGGCACTTCTAGTGCATTTGGGATCAGTGCCGTATCATCGTCAAACATTATATCTAATAACATAGCATTTTTGGTTACGCAATTTGCTGATTTGTCAAGTTCTGTTGTTCCAAACGTAAATTACTTTTTTAACAACGTACTTTACGCTGGGACACAATGGCTTGCCAATAAAGGAACCAGCGCGATTATGGTTGATAACCAACCATTAAATATGGGTTCAGATCCAGGGTACAATCTTTTAACCGCAAATAGCACAACTCCAACTGTTGGTTCAGCCAACGGAAACACTTTTTACACGCAAAATTCAACTGCTAAAACAATTACAGATTTTGTAGATAGTTATGTTGGGCAAACACTAAACATTATTGCTGCTGACTCTAACACAACGGTTAAACACAATGCTGGTATGATTTTAAAGGGCGGCGTAGATTTTGTCATGGCAATTGGAAATACGTTGACTCTTGTTCGTGCTACAGCATCTGTTTGGCGCGAACTTTCCAGAACGGCGTGATAGGGGAAAAACATGGCTTTCGTAACCGCTGACCGTGTTTTAGATAGCTCTACATCCATAGGTACGAGCGCTTTTGTAGTGTCTGGTACGCCTCCAGCGGGGTATCAAACATTTTCGTCTGTGCTGTCAATTGGAGACACCTGCTACTATTCAATCCAAGGGCAAACAACCAGTGAATGGGAAGTAGGGCTTGCTACCTATTTGGTTGCTAATACGCTTACCCGTACCACGGTTTATAGTTCATCTAATGCAGGATCTGCGGTCGTATTCTCCGCAGGCACCAAAAATGTGTTTCTTACGGCTGTAGCATCCAGATCACCTCAATTAAACGCATCGGGAAATGTTACCGCTCTTGGTACGCCTGTTTCAGCAACTTTAACCAACGCCACCGGGCTACCCGTATCAACGGGCGTGTCTGGCCTTGGCACCGGTGTTGCTACTGCACTTGGCGTTAACACGGGGTCTGCTGGGGCTTTCGTCATCAATGGCGGTGCTTTGGGTACGCCGTCAAGCGGAACACTCACCAATGCTACCGGACTGCCATTAACGACTGGCGTTACTGGAACTTTGCCCATCGCCAATGGCGGCACAAATCTTACGACGGTTGGCTCCGCAGGAAACGTACTTTTCACTACAGATGGATCTGTTTGGTCATCTACTGCAAAGATTGTGCGCGGCACCGCTGTAACTGCTAGTACAACTAGCGTTAGTTTCACAAGCATCCCATCTTGGGTGAAGCGCATAACAATAATGGTTCAGGGTGTTAGTTTTACATCAACAGGACAATTTATTTTTCAGCTTGGTACTGGCGGCGCAGCTACTACATCTGGGTATGCGTCAGTTTTGACGGTTATATCAGGAACGAACACAACCGCAGTAGGAACATCCACAGCCGGTTTCAATACTGGTGGCGGCGTTGCAACGTATGCCTTTAACGGGAATATGATGCTCACAAACATAACGGGAAATACATGGGTATGTTCCAGTTTGTTCTCTAACAGCACAACTACTGCGCAAACAAGTCAGACAGCCGGTTATGTGACGTTGGCCGGAGTTCTTGATTTTGTCCGAATGACTAGCACTGGTGGTACGGACACATTTGATGCTGGCACCATCAACATTCTCTACGAATAGGAGCCTCACATGGAGCGTATTGAAGTCAACGTCGAAACTGGTGAAGTAACGGTCATCCAGTACACGCCAGAGGAAGAGGCCGCCGCATTGGCTTATGCTGCATCTTTGCCCGCGCCTGTGGAACCGCCCAAACCAACGTTGGAAGAGCTTCAGGCGCAGCTTGCGGCTATCTCAACGCAAATGCAACTTTTAGCCCTTGAAGGATAAATTACATAAATGGCGTTTTCCATAACAGGATATGGCTTTGCGTCTTTACCTTTCGCAAGCTTTCCTATCGCTGGAACAGCCCCCGGCGTTGGCGCAGCATATTCTATTACCGCTCTCAACGGGTCGTATGCTTTAACGGGTCAATCCGCCAATATCTACCAAAACCGCAATTTGACTGGCGAGTATGGTTCGTATGCCTTGACAGGCCAATCTGCTACATTGTCCCGTGGGTTCTTGCTTTCCCCTCAAAACGGTCTATACTCGTTAACCGGACAGAGCATATCCATTTCGTATAGCCCCCCTTCGCCGGTTACGGGACCGACGCAATACCTGATAGAAATTCGGTCCTTCACGGAACGTAGGAGAATATAATGTCGGTTAACTTGAAGGCCATTACGACCCGGTTAGGCTATCAGCAGATCACCTCCCTTAGCGCCTCAACGGCGTTGACTGTACCTGCTGTCGATGTCAACGGTTTGAATTGCCGTCCTGTAATCGCGCTCATTACGCCTGAAGGCCAGGCTGTGCGCTGGCGCGATGATAACATCGCCCCTACAACAACTGTTGGTATGCCTCTCGCGGTGGGCGTCACGCTTCAGTACGATGGCGATCTTACCATGATCCGGTTCATTGAACAGGTGGCTGGAGCCAAACTTAACATCAGCTATTACGCCTAAAGGTGACCCCATGAACGTCTCACAGGACAACGCCCCAATGGACTACATGGACTATTTCACCAACCAGCTCCCCAAAAACCTGGCTACGATGGCCGCGTTGCGGGACGAGTTGGCTATTCGTCAGGGGGCGCTATCCGCCGCGCAGGATGCCGTTGCAGACCGGGCCAAGGCTGCGGATGAACTTGCCGCCGCCAAAGCAAGCGCCGCCGAAATGCTGGCCGGAGCTAGAGAAGCCCGCACGGCGCTGGAACAGGATCAGGCACAGTTTACCGCTGACCGCGCCGCATTTGATTTTGCCAAGGCCGAATTTGAAACCGCGTTGGCAGCTCGCGAAGATCTTCTGTCGCGTCAGGAAGCATCTTGCAACATTACCGAATCTCGTCAGGCTTCTATGGCTGCGGCGCTTGATGCCCGCGCCGCTGATCTGACATCCGCTACGCAAGCCCTTGAGGCTCGTGTGAAGGCTTTCCAAGAGAAAGTGGCTGGCCTTTCTGCTTAACCGACTGGCCGGTAGCCAGGAACTCCTCGGAGTAACCCATGAACGACGACAATGCGCTTACCCCAGCGGACGCCCCGGCGCCCGCGTCAGAATCGGAAGCTACGGCGGCTCCTATTGCTGAAACTACAAGGCCGGAAGATCAAACGACTGAAACGCCCAAATCTTTCACACAAGAAGAATTGGACGCCATAGTTGGCAAGCGCCTCGCAAGAGAGCAACGGAAATGGGAACGGGAACAGGCCCAACGGACTGTTTCTACTGCGCCTTCTGAGCTACCGCCACCCGATCAGTTTGATTCAGTCGAAACATATGCGAAAGCATACGCCGAACAGATGCTACGGGAACGTGAAGTTCAAAAGCAGCGGTCTGAATATGTAGAAGCCTACCACGACCGCGAAGAGGACGCGCGGGGCAAATACGATGACTTTGAACAGGTCGCGTACAACCCCAACCTCCGCATCACGACCGTAATGGCTGAGACGATCCAGACATCTGATGTTGGTCCTGATGTAGCGTACTATCTTGGGTCCAACCCCAAAGAAGCAGATCGCATTTCCCGTTTGTCGCCTATCTTGCAGGCCAAGGAGATCGGTAAGATTGAAGCCACTTTGGTTTCTAATCCTCCGGTCAAGAAATCTTCGAGCGCGCCTACGCCTATTTCGCCTGTCACTGCTAGAAGTAGTGGAGCTCCCGCTTTCGACACCACTGACCCCCGGTCCATCAAAACGATGACCACGTCAGAATGGATTGCCGCAGAGCGAGCGCGACAGGTAAAGAAGCTAGAAGCATCGAAATTCCGTTAACTCTCTACGCCTGAAAGGCTAACCAATGGCTAATAGCATTCTTACAATCGACATGATCACCAGGAAGGCCCTGGAGATCCTCGAAAACAACCTGGTGCTTTCGCGTAACGTGAACCGCCAGTACGATGACAGCTTCGCCGTCGAAGGCGCGAAGATTGGTTCCACGCTGCGTATTCGTCTTCCTGACCGCGCTCTCGTCACCAACGGTGCCGCGCTTCAGGTTCAGGACGACAATGAGCAGTACACGACCCTGACTGTTTCTACCCAGAAGCACATCGGCGTGAACTTCACGTCTGCCGAACTCACCATGCAGTTGGATGATTTCGCAGAGCGCGTTCTTAAGCCCCGCGTCAGCCAGCTTGCTGCCAGCGTGGATGCGGACGTGGCGAACGCCTACAAGAGCATCTACGGCTCGGTTGGCACCCCCGGCACGACCCCGGCTACCTCGCTTGTCCTGCTTCAGGCCCAGCAGAAGCTGAACGAGTACGCCGTTCCCATGGACCAGCGTTACGCCACTGTGAACCCCGCTGCCAACGCCGGTTTGGTCGAAGGCATGAAGGGCTTCTTCAATCCCGTTAGCACGATCAGCCGCCAGTTTAAGACCGGCATGATGGGTGAAGGGGTTCTTGGCTATGACGAGATCAACATGTCTCAATCCATCGTGCAGCACACGACCGGGTCGCGTTCCGCTACGGACACGATCCTTGTCAACGGCGCTGTTACGACGCAGGGCGCGTCCACCATCAACATTGATGGCGGCACCGGCTCGGCCACCCTCAACGCGGGCGACGTGTTCACCATCGCTGGCGTGTACGCGGTCAACCCGCAGACCCGTCAGACCACCGGCAGTTTGCAGCAGTTTGTCGTCACCGCTACCGCCACCGCTTCCAGCGGCGCGTGGACCAACGTTGCAATCTCCCCTGCAATTTACACGTCCTCGCAGGCGCTGGCGACCGTGGATTCGTTCCCGGCTGATAACGCGGCGGTCACGGTTCTTGGCGCGGCTTCGACTGCCTACCCGCAGAACCTGATCTACAACAAGAACGCCATCACGCTTGGCACCGCCGATCTGCTTATGCCGCAGGGCGTGGACATGGCTTCTCGCCAGGTTCATAACGGTATCTCGATGCGTATTGTTCGCCAGTACGACATCAACAATGACCGTATGCCTTGCCGTATCGACGTTCTGTACGGCTACTCCGTGATTCGCGCGCCTATGGCCGTGCGTATGTGGGGCTAACCACTTCTTTCTGGGGCTGCGGCCCCAGATTTCCCCCTTTCAACTGTTTAGGAGAATATCATGGCTCTTCCCAACTCCGGCGGCGGCTATCAGCTTGGTGATGGCAACGTTAGCGAACCCACTATCGGCGATCAGGGCGACATCACGTCCGGTCTGACTTCTGCGGTCACGCTGACCGCCGCGCAGATCGCGACGGGTATCATCTCGACCACTCCCGGCTCGGCTCTGAACTACACCCTGCCGCTCGCTGCGGACATGGACTCGCTGTTCACGAACGCAAAGACGAACAGTTCGTTCGATTTTTCGGTCATTAATCTGAGCAGCGCCAACATTGGTTCGCTTGCTACCAACACCGGTTGGACCCTTGTGGGTACGATGGGTGTCGCGGTGTCTAGCTCTTCGCTCTTCCGCGCTCGCAAGACCGGCGATGCAGCTTGGACGCTGTATCGCATCGGTTAACATCCTGACGCCCCGTCTACGGGCGGGGCGTCTTTCCAACAGGTATACTCATGATCTATATGCGCCACCCGGTCCACGGCACCAAAGTTGCCACTATGGAAGCCGAAGCGATTTATGATGAAGAAAGCGGCTGGAAACGCTATACTCCCGGCGAACCCCCGCTTTCTGACATGTCAGAGCCGGTAAATGAACTTGCGCCCCGGCGACGCGGTCGCAGGCCGCTGAATGAGGGAATAGCCAGCTATGACGACAGCCGGGGATCAAATTAACGGAGCCCTTCGCCTTCTTGGCGTTCTAGCCGAAGGTGAAACGCCATCTGCGGCTACGTCGCAGGACGCGCTATTTGCGCTCAATCAAATGATTGACTCATGGGGCACAGAAAAAC